TAACCTAAAGGGTCAGACTCTAAGACCTCGACACTCTTGAGAGTAGCAAGGAAGTCCTCGCCGAAAGGCTTGACTGTTTCACCCGAACGTCTAATTGCTTCCCAGCACAGCCAGTAAACGTCTGACTGCTTCTGATCTTCAATCAAGGCTTTGTGAAAGCCCTTCTTGGCGTAGTTCTCAAAGCTGTACTCCAAGACTGGAGTTATCTCGAACTCCTGCACTTGTCCGTCAGCCCTTGTAACTTTGAGTTTTGCCATAGCCCTTTATCTCCTTCTTACGATGTTGTTACTGCGATTGTACCTGATACGTTCCAAGTTACGGACTGTGTGCCAAGGTCTCCAACTGCGCCGTTAATATCGGTGAGGTTATTGACTAGGCATGTCATTGTGTAAAGTGGGTTTGTTGCTGATACTGCTGATGAAGTCTGCTTGGCTGTAACTGTTACGTTTGTGCCGTAAGCAGCCTGTAGTGTCTGCAAGACTTCGCCTGTAGCTGTGTCGTTGAGGAAGTCGATAGTAAGTGATGCAGCCTCAAGACCCTTGACAAACTTGTGTCCTGAATCGCCCATCGCTGTTACTTCGAGCTCATCGAAAGTGCGGTTGATTGTTACTGCTGTTACGTGGTCTGATAGATCAACTGCATTGACAGTTAGAACTACGCCATTGTTTAGAAATACTGCCATTTCAGTTATTCCTCATCTTTCTTGGTAGTTGGTTTTGGTGCTGCTTTTACTTCTGGAGTTTGTCCGATTTTCGCAAGAAAAGCGTCTCGCTCCTTTTCCCAGTCGCTCATGACTAGCTCCATTCCGTTAGGGTACTGATTGCGACATCGCAAGCCAGTAAGTCTCCAGTAGGTAGGTTCAGCACTTTAGGGCTGGACACGCTGCCTACGTTGAACACAATGCTTGATGCTTCGAGAAGCTGGAAGAGGCGAACAACGTCATCCTCAATCCCAGCAAGGTTTCCTTGATTGTCCAGTAATGGCACAAGGATAGTAATAGTGAAGTTTGCTAGTGGTGCAATCGCTGTGTAGTCATTATTGCTGGGCACTAGGTAAGGATCAGCAGGGCTGACAATAACGCTGTTAGCAATAGGCGTAGCAGGTGGGAACGAGAACACGCTCCATTTGCTGTTGTCAGTTAGGGCAGCCGCTATCGTGCTGCGTAGGGTTGTAATCGCTGGCATCAGCCCACCATAGAGTTAGGGCTTAGGTAAGGTGCAAGTAAGCCACGAACGCGAGCCATGAGCTGATTAGACATGGTGTATGGGCTTGGTGCGTAGCCGTCAATAGATACGCCTTGACCTGTTGGTGCTTGACGCGCTTGCCAAATAGCCACAGAGACCATGAGGCTGGCTTCCTGAATGGCTGGAATGGTTGTGTAATCTACATAGGTCTCTGCTGTAAGAGTGCCGTAAGGATTGACTGGGTGGAAAGGCGCAGGGGTATTGTTATTGCCTGTGATTGCGTAAGTAATCTCTTTTTCACCAACGCCAGTAATGGTCTTATTGCCATTGTGCTTTGATCCGCAACCTGTGATATTGACTGTCTCACCAACGTAGAACACATCCTGCACATAGTCGTTAAAGTAAGAAGTACCTGTGTTGGCGGTGTTGCTGTGTCCAATGATTGGAGTCGTGTTAGTCCATAGAAAAGGCAACAAGACATTATCACTTGCATCGCAGACTGACTGCAAGACTGCATCAGTATAGAGAGTTCCGATACCTAGGGCGGTACGAAGCTCTGCGACTGTTGTGATGCTCATTGTTATCCTTTCTAAAGACTTGGCGGGCTACAAGGGCTCTGGTAGCCCGCCAAGCGACTTAGGGTGTTACTTAGGAGAGGTTGAACTTACGAACGCCCTTACCAGACTTCGCAACGTAAACTGCGAGGTATCCGTAAAGTGCGATTTCTAGTTCGCCTGTGGTTAGCACCTGAAGGCGTAGGTTTGTCACAGGTGATTCCCAGACATATACGCTAGATGGTGCAATAAGGAAAGCAGAGTTGTCAATGACACCTGATGCTGCGATGTTGTGATCAACAATGAGGTCAGTTCCGAGAACGTTGCCGCGTACTGATGATGCGACTGCTGTGCCTGAAGCGTTCATTGTTGAACCCTGTGCAGAGTAGAGTGCGCGACCTGTTGAGTCTGCGTAACCTGTGATAGCAGCCCATTGGTCTGTGTTAGCAACAAGCTTGTTAGCGAAGTCTCCGCCTGTACCCTTGTATGCGGCTGCTCCTTCTACAGAGATGAATGACTGAAGTCCTGCTGCTGTTGCAGCAACACCTGTTGCAGTTGTACCTGCTGAAATTAGCTCGGTCAAAACTGCTGTATCAGTTGCCTTCTCGTACGCCTTGCGGAGCTCAGCCATGAGCAATTCCATAAAGCTCGGCGAAGATCGGTCTATGAGTTCCCATGAAATGCGATTTAGCCCTGCGAACTTGTTGATGTTTACTGTGTCGTAAGCAGAAGTCATTCCGACATCTGTAACTGTTGCGCCTTCGTTTACATCTGCGACTGATGGTGCTGTGTCTGCTGTTGATGCGTTTGTGTAAAGACGTGGAACTGTGAATGACATTCCTGAGTCGATAAGTGCGTTGCGTGTTACAGCATCGAATACTGGACGTCCAGAGAATGTATCTGTAACGAACTGATTGAGGTGCTGTGGGAGTGTTAGACCTGTGTTGGTAGAAGTAGAATCATCAGCACTTCTTACCATGCGGCGTGCATCATCGTCTCCGAGTGCTGCCTTAATAGATGCTTCGAGGTACTGTGCTGATGAAATCGGCGCTGTACGCTCCTTGGTGTAATGTGATGCTGCAACTGTTGGGCGAGCCGCTTCTTCTGCCGCTGCTTCAACTGCTGGAGCTTCTACCTGTGTGGTATCTTCCACGACTGGCTCGCTTTCTGTTGGTTTGGTTTCTTCAGCAGGGATGACTTCCTCTGCTGCGATCTCTAGCACTTGAGCAGACTTAAAGGCTGGCTCTGTAACTAGAGAAACTTCTTTTAACTTCGCTGCTGTGACAACTGTGTGTCCAGCGCGTGATGGTGCTGATGCAATAATCTCTGCACCGATTGACAAGCCAGAGACAAGTCCTTCCTGTGCCATGACAAGTGCATCGTTGCCACCTGTTGAACGTGACAACTTGAAGGTTGCGTAGATGCCGTCTGGTCGTACTGTGGCTGTAACCATGCGTCCTACTGGCTTCTTCATGTCGTGCTGTGATAGCAGTTTAATCTTTGATGGATCGTCAATCTCAATAGAACCAGCCTCGAATACAACGCCACCAAGATTGGTGTTGCCGATTTCGCCAGTTCCCATTGGAACGATTTTGCCGCTAATCTCGCGGCGTTCTTCGCTGCACTCAATAGAGGCGGCTTCGATGTATAGAGTCTCCATTAGAGCCCCTCACTTCCGTTAGGTGTTAGGTCTGTCATTTCCATAGCTTGTTCAGTTGTAATCAGCCCTAGAGTTAGCATCTTCTCAATTACTTCAAGTTCCTTAATTGGGTCTTGCTTGAGGAAGGTGTCAAAGACTGCAAAGCGAACTTCGTGTCCTGCTGTAGAGATGTCATCCATAGATAGACGAGTCTGAATAGCCTGAATGTAAGGCTCGATGCTTAGAGCGAAGAATTGCTTGCGCTCTTCTGTCACGTTTGCATAAGTCATAGTTGTGTTCTGATCTGCTGACAAGTAATACGCTGGAACGTTCATAGCGCGGGCAATTTCAGTAGATAGGTTCTGAATTGCCTCGTTGTACATCATGTCTTTAGGTGAGAACTGTGTGGACTGGAACTCAAGAGTGCTAGTGAGGTAAGCAGTAGAGTTATTCTGGCGGCTACGCTTCCAAGCTGCTAGAAGTCCAGAGACCTCGGCTTGTGGCAAGTCTGCGCCTGTATTTTTTAGGATGCCGCTAGACATTGGAGTAGCTGATGCGATGGCAGCAGCCTTGTTAATGTCAATCGCTGACTGGATAGTGCGACCAGCGCGCTCTAGCACGCCTTCATCGAATCCCTGAATAGTTACGATGTCGTTCATGGCGATAGGAGCAGCATCAACGTAATACTGCGTAATCATGATGCCTTCGAGGTCAGTTGTGAATGTGACGCGTGAGTTAGCAATCCACTCGAACGCAGCAGGGCGTCCATCCTCTGCGTAACGCTCTGTAACGCGAAGATAAGATACTCCGTAGAACAAGAGTGAATCTACGATCCAGCAGATAGTGATAAATGATGGCTGATTCTTTGCAAGTTGATTAACCCAGCGCGGCGCAGCCATAACTTCGCCTGTGCGCTTGTTGTAATACTCAAGAGGGATTCCTGCGACTGTGCCACAGATTAGGTTGCGGGCTCTGGCTACAGAACTGACGCTCATAGCCTCTTTGCGAGATACTCGAAGTGTAAGCGAGCTATAGAGTGAGGGCAGATTCTCGCCCATGACCTGTGGCGCAAGCTGCGCTTCTAATATTTGTGGCTTACGCGAGAAGAGACCCATAGAAGGCAATTATACACTATATGTAGATTATTCTGTGTATATAGCCGCTACCTGTTGTGGTTTGTAAAGCATGTGGACAACCATCGCGGTAGCAATCGCACCAGAGACATCTCCTGCTGACTTGCGTTTAACAATGCGCCATGCCGAATCATTTACTTTGGCTGCGCAGTTATTCATCTGCTGAATCCAGTTCTCCTGACCTGAATGAACAAGGCGTTTTGAGTTGAGGCTGTCGTTAAGGTCTCCGCAAGCCTGATAGAAGGATGCGCCAGAGATGTCCTGCACGATTTGTCCAGCGTTAGAGAGCTTGTCCGCAATCGACTGGGCTGTGTACTTGTCGTAGCAGATTTGACGCGGGCGATACTGGTCAGCCCATGCCTTGATGTCCACGGCAATCTTTAGATCATCAACGCTTACTTGGCTTTCCCACGTTTGTAGGATTCCAACTCCGATGCGACCATCTGGGAGTATCTGTCCAGCAACCAGACTTGCATTACGGCGAGACGGACTGACATCAAATGCAAATACTGTATAGCCGCCCACAGGAATCGTGAGTGTTGAGTCGCTCGTCTCCTCAAGGATTCCATGAGCCCACGGACTAGCAAGAGAGTCAATCCATTGGCAGAGCAGTTCTGTTCTAGTGTTTTCAATAGGGCTTGTCGCAACTGCTTCTTCAAGGGCTTCCTCACTTATCGTATATCCGAGTGCTGGGTTGGCTTGAGCCCAACCTGCACGATCCGTAATCTTGCAATACTGGGGAGCGCTGTATTCGTAGAATCCAAAGCTCTTAGGCGGGTTCTCTAACGCCCTTTCTCTCATGCCATTAAGGACTACCGAGAAAGCGTCTCCTGCATTAGAGGTAAGAAGCGTCTGAGCGTTTGGACGCGCTCTAGTTGTAGGGATAGCCGCTCGAAATCCTTCTTCGTTAATCTCTCGGAGCTCGTCAATAAAGAGAAAGTCTGCAGTTCTACCGCGAGAGCCATCTCTAGTTGCCGCAACAACGTCCAGCCTTCTTCCGTCCAGCATCTCAATAGACTCTGTGCCGTTGGCGTACCTGATCTGTTTGACGAAGCCTTTGAGGTGGTCATTGTTCTCCAATACTTGTGCGACTTGTCTAAAGGTGTCCAAAGCCATGCTTCGATTAGAGGACATGATGAGGACGTTCTTACTATCCCACTTAAGCAGGTGAGCAAGGATGAGCATACGAGCTAAGTGGGTCTTTCCGTTCTGTCGTGCAATAAGTAGCAGGTTTGTCTTGCGAATCCACATGCCCTTCTTGTCCACGCCCAGCATGTCCTTGAGGACGTACTCCTGCCAAGGTAATAGCGGCATATCTATGATCGTGCAGAGGTCTTTTACATCTTGCAGCTTGTTAGCGCCCTTGAGCGGGATACTGGCAAGCCTTGGTTTGGTTGCCCCTCGTAGGGCTTTGGACTGCTTGGCTGGCATCGGGTTAATTCCCGACTGGTCTGGCTGTAAATGGACTGTCTTGGTGGATTA